ACGCGGGCCGCCGCCACGGCCAGGGCCTCACTGGCGTCTTGGGCGTCTCCGGGGATCAGGTGCCTCAGCCCCTTGACCACGGCCAGGCGGTTCTCTTCGTTGCCCCAGTTGAGCGCCAGCGCCAGGAGATCGGCCTTGCTCACGTTCTTCCCCAAGGCGTCGTTCCAGCGCCGCCGGGCCCGCAGCTCCCACCCGGTCTTCCCGTAGTGCCGGCGGAAGAGGTCGTGGAGATTCTTGCCCGCCGCGGCCAGGCGCTCGACCTTCTGGTTCTCCGCCTCCACGAAGGGCTGGAAGATCGCTTGCGCCACCTCGCCGTTGACCTCGCCCCCGTCCAGGCGCCGGAAGAGAAACTCCATTCGCGTCGCGGAGGCCTCCAGCTCGCCCACCCGCTCGGAGAGCTGGTCCCAGCCGGAGGGCGTGAGGTTGTCGGTCCCCCTACCCCCCTTCGCGTTCCTCGCGATCACCGCCGCCAGGCGCGTGGCCGCCGCGTCCAGGTTCTCCCCGGTCAGGTAGAGAGAGCGCGACTTCGCCGCGTGTTTCGCAAACGAGGCCAGGGTGTGTTTGACGCCGACGAGCACCTCGAGCGGGAGGTCCCGGCGCCAGGTCTGGTCTTCGCCCAGGGCGTTGCGCTCGTTCAGGAGCCACTCGTGCACGTAGACGTCCACCCCGTCTTCGGCCTGCTTCTGCGCCCAGAGGGGGAGCGCCTCCCGGTCGGTCTCGTATTGGGAGCGGTCCACTCCGGTCCTCACCCCGATCCGCTCCAGGATCGAGAGCACCTGCCGGCGGGCCTCCTGGTCGAGCTTATCGAGGCTCGCCTGCTTCTTGGTCGAGAGGATGCGCTTCTCGGCTTTGCGCACCTCGTCCCGGGCCCGGGCCGCTTCTTTGACGAGATAGTGATTGAGGAGCTGCCGACGCTTTTGCTCGGCCGCTTCTTCGAGGTCTCCGGCAGCCAGGGCCTTCTCTGCCGCCCGGGCCGCCCGGAGCTCGGCCGTGGCGTAGCGGTTGACGGCCACCCCATCCTTGACGAGCTTCGAGAGGATGATCCGCTCGGCCGCGGCCTTCAGGACCGCCGCCGCGGGCGCCTTCTGCCCGGCCCGCCGATGCAAGACGGCCATCTCCGTGGCCAGCACCTTGGCCCGCTCGTCCCCATGGACCGCTTCGAGCGCCGCCGTGGCCGCCTGGTCCTTGCGTGCGTCGAGATCCCCGTGGCGCTCGCGCATCTCCTGCTTGACCATCTCGGCGATGGTGGCCCGGCGCGGGGCGGCGTTGAGGATCGCCTGCACGAGCTCGTCCCCGCTCCCGAACCCGAAAAGCGGAGCAATCTCGTCCGGGTGCACGCCGTCCTTCCCGTAGAGCCCGCCCCCGGCCTTGTTCAGGTACCCGAGGATCTCCCCACCGCCGTACATCTGCCGGAGCGCGTCCACGTCGAGCCGCCGATGTTCGGGCAGGATGGCCGCGCCGTCCTCCTCGCCGCCGAGGCGCTCGCCTTTGGTCAGCCAGTGAATGGCCTGGTACACGGGCCGGCGGTTGACCATGGCCGCGATCTCTTCGGTAAGCCGAGCCTTCTCCTCCTTCCACTCGGCCGTGGCTTCCCGCAGCCGCTCCCGGATCTTCTGCTCTTCCAGGCGGCGGGTGGCCGCCTCGGTGGCCTCGGCCCGCTGCTTGCGGTACGCGGCGAGCTCCTCGGGCGTCAAGAGCTCCTCGGCGCCGGGCATCTCGTCATAGCGCTGGCGCGCCTCCTGGGCCGCGATCTCCTCATCCGTGGCGAGCATCCGGTCGAAGACCCCGCGCACCTCGTTGGTGAGCTCCACATTGAGGCCCTTGAGCGTGCGGTAGACCGCCAGGAGCCAGCCCCGGAAACGCTGGAAGAGCCAGGCCAACTCCTCGGAGGGCGCCTTGCCTTCGCGCAGGTACGCCTCGAAGGCGCGGGCCAGCGTCTCCTGCTTGCCGGTCTCGGTCTCCTCGTCGGCCGTGAACGCCTGGAGCGCGGTCCAATCCTTCGCGAGCTGCTCCGGAGCGCTCTCCATCTCGGCGAGCTCCTGGAGCTGGCGCATGAAGAGGTGCGCGCCCTCGTGCAGGAACGACGAGAGATCAGCCTTCTCGAAGAGGTTGATGGTGGTTTCGTCGGGGGCGAAGGTGATCGAAGCGCGGGGACCCTGGCGCAGCTCGCCGCCCTCCTTCGCGGTGATCCCCTCCAGCGCCGCCTTTACCTCTTCGTTCGTGGCCGTCCGCACGTCCACGCCGAGGTCATCCAAGACGCGCTCCAGGTCGTCCAGGATGGCCTGGCGCTCGGCCTGCTTCGCGTCGGCTTCGAGCGGGAGCACCAACTGCCCGCCCAGCTCCCGCCGGATGGCCTCGAAAAGCGTGCCCGGGGTTGGCCGCTCCGCTCCCGTGAAGTACCCGGCCTCCCAGGCGGCGAGCGCGGCAGCGTCGGGATCGAGGCCGGAGGGCGCGGAGGTCTTCCGCACGAACCCGGGCCGGGCCTTCTGGAGGTCCATCGCCTTGAGCTCGCCCCCGGTATCCTTCACGCCCCCGCGCGACTGGAGGAACTGGAGGAGCGAGGGCGCCGCCGGCTTCTCCACCTTGCCGCCCAGCCGTTCCCGCAGCCGGTCCACCCACAGGTCCATCTCCGAGAAGGAGCGCGTGACGGTCTCGGGCAATTGCCCGCGCACCCGCAGGTTCCATCGCCGGAAGAGATCCTCCGGAGCAACCCCGGCCCGCTTCCCCAGGGTGCGAAAGACCACGCCCAGCAGGCGGGCTTCCCGCTGCGCCACGTCCGGGGTACGGCCGGCGGCGGCGAGCATCCGCGACACCTCAGCCGTGATCGGGTCGGCCGGGTCTTCCCGGAGGTCTTCGGTCGCCGCCAGCGACCGCGCGTGCTCGGCCTGGATCTCCTCGGCCAGCGACTCCTGGAAGGCCTGCGCCTCGGCCGCGGTCATGGCCTCCGGGGAGCCCCAGCGCAAGTGATCCGCGAGCGGAGCGAAGGCGTCGGTGCCGGCGACGTGCGCGGCGAACTGCCCGACCGTGAACCGCAGGTCCCCGCCCGTGGCGAGGCCCTCGTCCCACTGCGCCACCACCTCGGCCGGGAGCCCCTGTAAAAACTCGCCGGGCGCCCCCTGGAAGAGCTCCACCACCTTCTCCGCGGGGACGTACACCGCTTCCACCGGCCCGCCGTTGGCCTCTCGCATCCGCTCCACGAGCGTGGCGAACCGCTCGGGCAAGCGCTCCCGCAGCTTCGAGGACCCGGCCTCCTCTCCCAGGGCCTCCACAAAGGCGCGGCTTCGTCGGGCCCGGGCCGCCTGCCGGGTGCCGTTGACGATGCCCGTCACGGTGCCGACCGCGCCGCCGATGCCCGGGAAGACCATCCCGGCCGCCGCGCCCACCACCGCCGAGTAGAGGGACTCGTCGGAGGAGAGCGTGTCCGGGATCTCGGCGAGCATCTTCCCGAAGAGCTCGTAGGGGTCGGCGTCGGGGTTCTCGGCCAGCATCGTGCCCCAGCGGTCCGGCACGTTCTGGAGCCATTCCTCCAGGCCTTCACCCGCACCCGCGAGCGCCATCGACCCCCCGGCCCGGGCCAGCTCCCGGCCGCCGTAGCGCCCTGCGGTCTTCGCGGCCTCGCCCCCGAAGGTCCGGAGCATCGCCCCGGCGAGCTTCCCGCCCACGGCCCGGTAGACCGAGCGCAGCGCCCCGAGCTGAAGGAGCGAGCCCGCCGCTTCCAGGGGAGCCTGGCCCACGGCCGAGAGCCGCGCGCCGCGCCGGGCCGACTCTACGTCCGTCTCCGGGAGGAGCTCGCGGAGCTTCCCGCCGGCCAGCGTGCCGGTGAACCCCATCGTGGAGCCGAGCGGGGAGACCGGCGCAAGCAGCATGTCCGGAGCGCTTCCGGCCAACGCCCGAACGGTGTCCTCGAGGAGGCCGGAGGAGCGCTTGAATTCGTCGGGCAGCTCGTCGGCCGCCCCTTTGCCGAGCTTCTGGCGAAACGCCTGGAGGATCTCTTCGGCGGCGGTGCGCGCCGCCTCGTCCTCGGGCAGGCCGTCCCGTTGCAGGCTCACCAGGCGGTCGGTGAACCTCCGGCCGTAGCGCTGGCCCAGGAAGCCGGGCGAGGCGACGTCGCGCCGGAACTTGGCGAGCGTCGCGGGGTCGTCCAGGTCCGCGTACTTGGCGCCGAGCTGATGCAGGTCGGCCAGCGTCTTGTTCGCCGCGGCTTGCCCCACCTCGGCTACCGCCGCGCGTCCGAGGCGCCCCACCGAAAGCGAGGGTCGTTGCGTCTCGCGCACCAGCTCCTCGATGCGCGTCAGCGTCTCGGCGTCATCGTGCGCCACCGCCGCCGTGGCCGGGTCGGAGAGGGCGCGGGCGGTCTCGGGGGCACGGCGGAAGAGCGCCAGCGGATCGAGATCCCGGAGCCGCGCCTGCCGGCGAGCTTCCTCGCGGTTGCGCTCGGCCAGTTCGATGGAGACGCCGGCCGCGCGGGAGAGCCGCTCGGCCTCGGCGCGCTGGTCCGGATCCTGCCTCGTGCCCACGTCCAGGGAGAGGCCCAGGCGCTTCTCGGGAGGATCGGGCCAGAGACCGGCCGCCACGTCGCGGAAGCGGTTACTCCTGGCCACCGGCCGCCTCCCAGAGCTTCTTCAGGTTCTCGGGAGTGATCCGCTGGCCGCGCTCGGTAAGGGCCTCGACGAGATCCGGAATGGCCTCGGCCGGGATGCCCTCCACGGCGAAGCGCTCGGCGTCCTCCGGAGCCAGCTCGAAGGAGAAGCGCTCGGCGTCGGGCCACCAGTCGCGGGTGACCTCCCCCTGGAGGAGGAGCGTGTCCACGTAGTCCTGAATCGCTTCCCGCGTGGTGGGTTTCGTCTCGTCAGCCCAGCGAAAGACGCGCTCGTAAAGAGCCCCATAGCGGGCGGCGTCCTTCGTGCCGGCCTTGGCGGTCGGGTTCAGCCCGGCGGCCCGTGCGGTCGTGCTCACGACGTTGTTCACCTGGGCCCGCGCGGCTCGCTCCAAACGATCCTGCTCGGCCAGGGCCTTGGCCTCCCCCTTGAGCTCCTCGCGCTCCTCACGGCGGCGAAGCTCGTTCTGAGCGGTCCGCTGCCAGGAGAGCGCGTTCTGGTACTCGCCGTCCGAGAGCTTGTCCCGGAGCGCGGGGAGGTTGCGCTTGACGTAGGCTTCCGGGTCCTCGGTGCTTTCCCGGGAAAGCTCTGCGAGCAGGTTCCAGTCGGTGAGCGGCTCGACGCCCTGGGCCCGGGTGACTGCGTAGGTCCGGAGCCGCGCCTTCTCACTGCCGTCCAGGAGCCGCCACTGCTCGACCGGGATCGCGTCCACGCCCTGTCCGGCATCCACCACGGACCAGGCGTCTCGAGAGGCCGCGTCCTCGGCTTCCTTCCGGGCCGTGTCCCGCTCGGCCCCGCGCACCTTGAGCCGGGTTGTCACGTCGTCTTCCAACTCGCCGGAGAGTCGCTCCCGCGCCAGGCGCAGGGCCTGAACCAGGTCCCCGCCGCTCTCGTCCCACAGGCCCTCGGTCTGCGCCTGGGCCTCGGTCCGGAGCGTCACGGCCTCGAGCTCCCGGGCGCGCTCCTGCATCCGGTTGACGAGCCGGCCGTGCTCCTCCGGGGTGAGGTCTTTCGGCCGGTCCTTCACGAAGCCGGCCAGGTACTCTCTCGGGTTCTCGGCGGCGAGGAAGTCCCCGAAGTAGGTTTCGGCGTGGGCCTCCTGGAGGACGGAGGCCCTTGCCTTGGCTGCCTCTTCCGGGGAGAGCAGGCGAGACGAGACGGACATGTCGAGGAGGTTGCCCGCGTAGCCGATCACCGCGTCATAGGCCTCGTGGTCCTGGCGGCCGGCGGCATCGAGGATCTCCCGGCGGTAGGTGTCGAGGGCCTGGAGCACGTCGGCTGTCTGCTTTTGCTGGTTGCGCTCCTGGAAATCGGTGAGCACGGTCTGCGTCGTCTGGGAGCGCAGGCGGTCCAGGCGCGGGCCGTAGAGAGCGCGCGATTCCGGATCAAGCCCTTGCTGGAGCTGCACGAAGGCCGTGGTGAGGTCCCGGTCGAACTTGGCCGTGTCGTCCCCGAACTCGCCGGCCTCCCACCGCCGCTCGAAGTCCCCCCGGGTCTCCTGCGCGTCGATCTCCAGGCGCGACAGATACGCCGTGCGCGCCGCCTCGGTGGCCTCGTTGCCCGCGATGGTGTCTCGCCGAAACTGCGGCAGCACCCCGCCTTCGACGGCCGCGCGCGCCCCGGCCGCCGCGCCCTCGGTCTGCGCCGCCGCCACCGCCCGCCGGAGGTAGGAGCGCTCCTCCTGCTCTTGCCACCGCGAGAGCGTGTCGAGCACCGAGGAGACGTCCACGGGCTGGTGCGGCAGCGCAACGCGGGGGACGCGCACCCCCGGGGAGGCCTGGACCGGCGCGCCGCGGGCCACGGTCAGGCCCCCTTCTTGATCTGCGCCTGCTGGCGCGTGCGGCTGTACGACAGAAGTGAATTCGCTGAACCGGAGACGCCGCCGAGCAAGGCCGTGACCCCCTGGGCTTTCGTGTTGGCCTTTACGATGTCCGTCTCGAACTCGTCGATCTTCCCCTCCAGTTGGGCGTCCTCCTCGGCGACCGTGGCGAAGAGCTGGCCCGCCGGCCCGTAGGGGTTGTCGCCCTGGGAGGCGAGCGCCACGCGCTGGGCGGCGAGCGTCCGGCGCAGGTCCTTCTCACGCTGGAGCGCCCGCAGCTTGGCCATGTCCTCCTGGTTTTCGGCGTTGGCGCGCGAGACGCCGTACTGGTAGACGCCCGCCCCGATGGAGAGCAGGGACGACGCGACAGCGAGGGCTCCGGCTGCGACGGCCATCAGTACGCCACCTCCCGCGTGATCGAGACCACCGTGGCCGGGAAGGGCTCCGGCGCGGTGATCGGGTAGGTTGCCTCCCGCGAATAGCCGAGGTGGCGGATCTCCCTCACCCCGGACCACGGCGCGAGCGGCGCGAAGGGATCGTGCGCGGGCCGGAAGGAGAGCTCTCGCCCGTCCACCGTGAGGGCCCGCGTCGCGCGCACCTTGACCAGGCTGCGGACGATGCGCTTCCTGAGGTGCAGGATTTGCCCTTTCTGGGAGTCGAAGGCCACCGGCATCGGCGTCAGCGTCGGCGCGGGGATCGCCACCCCGGCCGTGAGCGTCTCGCCCCCGTAAGCCGTGGTGATCTCGCCCGTGGCGCTCACCTCGGCGTCTTCGTCGCGCTCGCCGTCCAGGAGTACCTGGATCGTGGACCCGGCCAGGTGGGCGAAGCCGTCCCACACGGTCGTTCCGGGCGCCGCCGTGACGGTCTTCTGAAAGTCGAGCACGGCCGCCGCGTCGAGCTTCACCAGGAAGCGCGCGGTCGACCCGCCCGAGGCCTCGTAGACCCCCTCCTCATGCACGCCTTCTTCGTAGACCCCCGGCCCGAAGGCGTAGCGCGTCACGAGATAGACCTCTCCGCCCACCACGGCCGCGCTCTCCACCGCCCCCTGGAAGGTGCGCCGGCACCAGTTCAGCACCTCCTGGTCCCGCAGGCTCTGGAGCACGCCGAGCGTGCCGTCCTCGTTCACCACGTAGGTGGTGTCCGCCTGCTCCCCACTCCCGGTCTGCGCCGCGAGCTGCTTCCCGCCGGAGACCGCGCGCGCGTCGAGGACCGATAAAGGGCGCGTCCCGTAGGACTGCTCCACGTCGGTGAAGAGGAGTTCCCGGAGCTCGGTCCCCTGGGTGGAGAGGTGCAGCACCGCGCCGTCCGTCTCCACCGGGCGGACCTGCTTGGAGCCGATTCTCGTCTGCCGGCGAAGGGTGCAGAAGGCAGGCGTTACATAGCCGTCCTGGATCACCGCCCACTCGCCCACCGTGGTGCCGAGGAGCAGCGTCCGGCCGCTGTAGAGCCAGAGGATGGTTTCCAGCTCGTCGGAGTTGAGGTCGCGCGAGAAGCCCTCGTCATCGAGCCCAGTCCCCACGTCGAAGTCGAAGAAGATCCCCGTCTTCGAGAACCAGACTCGGTTCGGGTAGGTAGGGGAGCCCGCGAGCACGAGACGCGACTCGTGGAAGGTGGCGGTCATCGGGTAGCCGAGAGCCGCGCTCCACTGGTCCGCGCCGTCCGCTTGGGGCACGTTCAGGAAGTGCGTGGGGTTCCCCGTATCCATCAGGTCTTCCAGGAACCACACGCCCATCGCGTCCCGGTAGAGCCGCCGGGGAGCGTGGTTCCCGTGGGTCAGGATGGCCGTGTCGAAGGCCTGGGTCAGGTCCAGCTCCCAGATCTCCGCTCCCTCCCACGGCGTGACGAGCGTCTGCAGCAGGGCATCGGCCAGGAAGATGCGCAGGGCTCCCGACTGGAAGACGAGCAGAAAGCGTGCTCCCGGTGCGGCCTCGAAGTCTTCGAGCCGGGCCTCTCCCACCAGCGACCACAGGTAGCGCGTCCCAGGGAAACGGTCCGCGCCGCCCTGGAGTCGCGGGAGCCAGTTGAGCATGGTCAATGCCGCGTTTTGGAAGCGCTGGAGGTCCGGGCGGTCGGAGAGGGTCTCGTCGAACTCACCCGAAGCGAAGTTGGTCTGCACGAGGAGCTGGCGGGGCACGCGCCTACCTCACCGTCAGCATGGAGAGTTCGTCGTCCCGGATGAGGCTCTGATTCCCCTCGCCCTGGGCGTCGATCCGCATGGCCTCCAGGTAGAGTTTCTCGGCCATCTGCATGAGACGCTCGGCCTTGGCGCTGTTCTCGGTCAGGGGCTCGCAGGCCTCGGCCGCCAGGTCGTGGGAGAGGGCCTTCACGAAGTAGGACGGTAGGAGCCCCTCGTTGATCGACTGGACGTAGGAGACGAAGAGGCTCACGCCCCCCATGTCCGGCCACTCGTCCGGGACGATCTCCGCCCCGTCGAGGCGGAAGTGGTACTCCCGGTCGTTGTCGTCGAAGAGCCGCACCAGCACCAGCGCCCCCGCTGGCTTGGCGTAGCGCGTGAAGCCGTCGGGGGTGGCGCCGCCGGCCAGGGGCGCGAGCTCGGCCGTGCGCGTGCGCGCGAAGGTCCAGCGGTAGCGCGTAAGCGCCGCCCCCAGGGCGTCCGGGTACATGGCGTCCAGAACGCGGCGCTGGTCGGAGTCCTCCTCCAGGTCGGCAATGGGCTCGACGGCCAGGAGCGCGAGGGCGCGGTTGAGGATCTCGAGCTTCGAGGCCATGGGCTACCTCTGAACCTTGCGCCGCACAGTCGTCGGCCGCTTCGTTTCGTCGGCCGGCGTCACGGGCCGCTTGTAGATTCCTACGCGCTCGGCTGGCGCCTGGAGGGGGCGCGGACAATACACGGTCACGAGCTCCCAGCCATCCGCACCCAAATCGCAGGCCCCGATCACGTCGATCGGGCCATTCCGGTATTCCCACGCGGTCATCGGGCTACTCCTTGCGCTGGACGACGAGCGTCACCTCGGCCGGGGTGACGTTGCCCGTGCCGCCGACGTCGAGCAGGTTCACAGTGATGTGCTGCCCGGCGGTCGCCTCCACGATGGCCACACAGCTCATGGTGCCCACGTCCCCCGAGGCGGCCTTGCGGATGGCCACGTGGTCGGTGTCCACCACCTGCGTGTCCCCGTCGCCGACGCCGAAGCCTAGCTTGAAGGTATGCCCGGTCGTGCCGGAGAAGCTCACCGACGCCGAGACGTAGTAGTCCCCATCCGCGGCGACCACGAGGCTGTTCTTCGTGGCGTCGAAGGTGATCCGGTCCTGGTGCCCGCCGGTCAGGCCCGGGATCCCGTACCAGGTGTCCGCGATGGCCAGGTTGAGCGCCGCCACGCCGCCGGAAAGGAACGCCTCGGCGTAACTCAAGAGCGCGTGCAGCGTGTCGATCAGCTCGTTGATCTTGTTCTCGAGGGCGGTCAGGTTGGCGTCGTGCTGCACGGCCGAGAGTGGGGCCGCCTGGTCCGCGCGCTGGGTGAGGTCGAGGTCGGTGATGGTGAGTGCCATGGGTCACTTCCTCCGCTTCGAGGCGGGCTGGCTCCGCTTCGGCTTGTCCTCTTCCGGGTACACGGGCTCTTCTCCCGTCCGATAGGCCACGCCGTCTTCATCCCAGTGCACCAGCACCGCGTAGTGGTCGATGAGCATCTCGTAGCCCAGCGCCGCCGCCCGGTGGCAGAAGGCGTAATCCTCGGAGAGGTGCTCGCGCCGGCCGCCCTCCCAGGGTTCTTGCTGGGCGATGAGGTTCAACCACAGGTCGAAGGTGGGCCGCCCGGGGTCCTCGTCGCCGTCCGGGTTCGTGGTGAAGGCCAGCTCCGGGTAGCAACGGCAGAGATCGAGAACGAAGTCCCGGCGCATCAGGTTGAAGCCGCCGCCGCAGTAATTCACCCGCACCAGGCCGGCCGCGTCGGGCTCGGTGCCCGGGTGCGCCCGGCAGACCGGGAGGCCCTTCTTGAAGCCGGCCCGCGCCTTGAAGGCGTAAGCCGCGGTCAGGAAGGGGAGGTCGCGCGAGAGCATCCGCTCGAGCACGGACGGATGCCAGGAGAGGTCCGAGTCCACCATGAGCCAGAAGTCCCACGGGCGCTCCATCTCCAGGAACTTCGCGAGGCATACCGCCCGGGCCCGCACGATGTCCGCGTCCCCGCGCACTATGTGCGCCGAGGGGTTCGCGGGGTCCGGCCCGAAGCGGAAGGTCTGGCCAAGCGCCTGGAAGGTGGCGTCCAGCGCCTGCAGAAACGCGGGGTGCTCCTGTTTGTAGACCGGGGAGGTGATGAGGAGGTCGAGCTTGCCGTCCGTCACGCCGTGCCTCCAAAGAAGAAGGGGGCCCCGGAGGGCCCCCGAGGGAGGAGCTTCAGTCCTTGACGTACTCCACGTACCCCTTGACCACCTGGTCCGTGGCGACGGTGTTCGTGTTGGTCACCTGGGCGCAGACCCACACGCCGGCCTTGTCGGTGACCTCGTAGGGAGTGTTGAGCCGGTCGAGCGCGGCCGAGGGGAACGGGATCTGGGCCGTCCCCGCCCCGGCGACGGCCGCGGAGAAGAGGACGTAGTTGGCCGCGGCGGCGTTCGAGACGGGCTCGATGCCGACCGAGAGCAGCACGTTCGCGCCGAGCTGAGCCCCGGTGGCCAGCTTGCCGCCGAGGATGCGCGCCCCGAAGGGCACCCAGGCCAGACGCACCACGTCGTTGATCGCCGCGTTGTTGAGGGTGGCCGCGCCGTAGGCGACGCGCCTGCGGCCCTCGCTCTGGTAGGGCTGCACCACGCGGTCGACGCTGGTGTCGGTGCGGAGCTTCTTGGCAACGGTGTCGGAGTTCACGTAGGCCATGTGTTCACCTCCTCCTTAGGACTTGAAGTCGGCGGTGACGGGGACCACCAGCGCATCCTCGATGCACTGGCCGCCGAGCTGGCCCTGCCCGAGTACCTGGGTGGCGTTCGACTTGTCGGGCCGCTTGTCGATCTCGACCCGGAAGGGCGCCATCTCGCCGCCGCTGAACGCCAGGCCCACACCGTTCTTGCACCAGGCGTACAGCGTCTGGGTGTCCAGGTCGGCGCCGGAGAGGGTGTAGGCGATGGCCGCTTGGGGGAGCTTGCGCCACTTGAAGCCCATCACGTTCTGGCCGGGGTCGATGGTGCCGGCCATGATGGCCTTGATGGACACGTAGTCGCCGCTGGTGAGCTTGGTGTCCCCCAGCAGCGTGGTGAGGCCCTGGGCGGAATAGCCGAAGAAGCGCTCCTCCTCGTCGACCTCCAGGGCGTCGAAGTACTCCCGGACCTCGTTGACGAGGGCGAAGTCGAGCCCCGCCCCGGCGACGCCGGCGACGGCCGTGGTGGTCGTGGGGACCAGGCACTCGTCATGGAAGGAGCGGTCCACCCGGCGGTTCCACGAGGCGCGGATGTTCATCGCGTACTCGTTGTCCGGGTTGATGAGCGTGCGCACCTTGTCGGCCTTGTCGATGAGATGCGCCTTGCCCCACGGCGAGAGGATCGCCAGGCGGTTGGAGTGCGCGTCGTTCGCGAGGGGGGTGTCCCCGTGCCGGACGAGCGCCTGCATCTCGGAGGCGTCCAGGCGCTCGAACTTGTAGCTTTCGCCGATCACGCCATACTCGGCGCGGCAGGCGTCGATGAGCCTCGCCCGCTTCTGCTGGACGAGGTGGTGGACGTTGCTGGTGAACTGGGTGACGAAGGCTTCGGTGATGGTGAAGGACATGCGAAAGGCCCTCCTGGTCGAAGTGGACAGAGCCCTTGGGGCGGCTCTACCTTCCCTCGACCGGGTGGGCCTTTGGGGGGCCGGCCGGTCTCGCCGTTGATGCCCGGAGCGTGGCCGGGGGAGCGGGGTCAACCGAGGCCCGTTGTCGGGGTGTCGGTACCGCTCCTGGGTCTCCTCCCCACCCGGGGGCCGTGTAACACCCCCGGGTGAGAGGAGGAGAGGCGCCTTTGTATTACAACACCGGAGAGCGGCTAGCGAGCTTTTTCTTTAGGCGACCTGCCCGAGCTGCTCATACAGCGCCGTGCGCTCCTTGTGCAGCTCGTCGTAGCGGGCGCCCTTGCGCTGGGTCTTCCAGTCGAAATACGCGGGGTCAGCCTCGATGGCAGCGATCCGGCTTTTCAGTGAGTCGGCGCCCGACGCCGGCTTCCCACCGGCCCAGAGCTTGCCTTCGCTCTGCATCTTGCGCAGGTTGTCCAGGAGCAAGATCGACTCGGGGGTGTCGTAGGCGCCAGCCGCTTCCATCTGCCTCAGGCCCTCCTCGCCGAAGTGCTGCCGGGCCCAGGCGTCGATCTCGCCAAGCTTGGCGAGGACCTCGGGTTTCCCCAGGGGTTTGTCTCCGCCCCACACCTGGCCGAGGCGCTCGATGTTCTGCTCCACGGCCATGGGCGTCACGAGCTCCTGGAGGAGCGGAATCGCCTTCTCCGCGGCTTCCTGGGTGAGCCCCAGCTCCTTGAAGCTCTTGGACAGCGCCTGGGACACGTCGTCGGAGAGCTGGTGCTTCGAAAAGTCGTATTGCTCCGGGGGCTGGTACTTGGCCGCCAGGCGTTGCTCGACTTGCTCGTCCTTCTCGCTCGAGACGCGCCGAAGCTCCTGGTAGCCGTCCGCCAGGGCCTTCACGCTCTCGTACTTCCCGAGGATCTTCGTCCCCTGGAGGTCGAGCCGCCCGAGCCCGGCCGGGTCGGCCTGCCAGTCGTAGGCCTGCACTTGAGGTGGAGTGGGGGCGCCTCCCGGCGGGTCTGCCGGAGGAGATCCGGACGCAGGCGGCCCGCCGGCCGCCCGGCGGGCCTGGTCCATGATCGAGCCGCCGTCCTGCCCGGGTTGTCCCTGTCCCGCCCCAGCCTGATCGCTCATCGCTCCTCCTGTCTGGCCGATGCCGACGCCAGGACCGCCCCGGCATCGCGCAGTTGCAGCACCTGCTTGTAGAGCGCCCGCTGGGCGTTCTTCCAGAGCAGGTTCCCGTAGGCCGCCTTGTCGAGCGGCACCTCCTGGTCCGTGTACCCGTGCAGCCAGGCCGCAAACTGCGCCCACGCCTCCGGGTCGGCCTGGGAGAGCCGGAACGCCGCCGAGCACGCGCGGGCCCGGTGCCCCTCCACCTCGGCCTGCTCCGCGCGCATCCGCCGCAGGTCTTCCTCGGTAACGCCGAAGAGATCCAGCGTCTCAGGGTCGAGCTGCTGGAAGGAAGCAAAGCGCGTCATGCGGCCGGCGCCTCCTGCCCGGCCATCATCAAGCTGGCCTGGGCCTGGGCGAACTGCTGCATGACCTGGCCCACCTCGGCCTCGGTGCGGAAGAGTCGCAGCGGCACGCCGCGTTTCTGGGCGATGGCGCGCACGATGTCCACCGTCCTCGGGATGGCGCGGGCTCCGGGGTCGAGGTCGGCCATGGAGAGCGCGTCGGCCACCGTGGCGCGGATCGCGTCCACCTCGCTCATACCCTGGGCGCGGGCCAGCGGCGAGACGAAGCGGTAGGCGACCACCCGGCCGTCCATCGCCACGGGGGGCAAGCGGCCCTTGCGCCGCAGGATGCCCGCGGTGCGCTCGATCGTCGCCCCGAGGAACTCGCTCGTGAGCCTCCCGAAGGCCGCGCCCTTGTCCTGGGCAATGATCGCCTGGCGCTCCAGGATCTCGGTGGCGGTCATCTTCGGCCCCTCCACGTTGCCGAGCTGATCCACCATGAGGTCCCGCTTGATCATGCTGCGGAGGTCCTCGAGCTGGAACTGAGCGAGGTTGAAATCCACGCCGGGAACGAGGGGCTGGAGGTTGCCGATGTCGCCCACGGCGGTGATCCCGCCGGGCACGAGCTTGGTGGTCGCCGGGTTCAGCACTCCGTCCTGCTCGGCCTTCCACATGCCCAGGAGCGCGACGTTCGCCGCCTTGAGACTGAGCTTCATGCACTCGTTGAGCGTGTAGGCCGTCGATGCCGCCTTGAGCGCCGGGCCCCGGCCGAAGGTCTCGCCCGAGAGCACGTACCAGCGCGGCACCGCGTAGGGGAACTCCTGAAAATCCTTCTCCAGGATCACCTCGGTCGTGTCGTCGTGGAAGACCGTCTGCCGGGAATAGCGCCCGTAATCCACCACGCATGAGACGAACTTGGTTTCTCCGTTGGGGTCCTTCTCGATGCGCTGGCGCAGCGCCAGGGGGATCTTCGCTCCGGGGAATTCCTTCTCTACGTGGCGGTTGCCCACCCTGTGCTCCCGAAAGACGGCCGCGATCTTTCCCCGGGCCCCCTCCTCGAGCCCGAGCTGGTAGGGCGGGACCGCGGTGTAGCACACGTCGGTTTCGTCGTCCTCCTCGATCAGGAGCGCGCCCGTGCCAAAAGCCAGGTCGAGCATGGTGGAGTGGCTGGCCGTGTAGAAGTTCGAAAGGGCGATGGCCAGAGAGAGCTTGTCCTTGACCGCCTCCAGCGCGTCGGAGAGCGGCTCCTTCGCCTGGTCCGGAACGACCGGCCCGGGGACGAGCTCGAACCAGTCGAGCCATGGCGGGACCATGCCGACGAGCAGCAGGTTTGCCAAGCGCTCCACCGAGTCCTGAAAGGTGCTGTCGTAGATGGCCCGGTGTTTTCGCTCCCCCGGGCTCACGAAGTCGAAGCCCTCGCGCTCGGGCATCCCGAGCCGGTAGGCCAGGCGGTACAGGCTCTTCATCGCCTCGCGCCGCGTGAAAGCCGCCCCGGCGCGGTCCTTGAGCTCCTTCGGGTCAGTGGGCATGAGCGGCCTCCTCTGGTTTCTCCCATTGGATCTCCCAGGGCACACGGTCGAACCTGGGATCTTCCCAACCGGTCGACATGCGTTCGATGACGGGCGCAATCTCGGCGTCGCCTGCCGCCGCTGCCCGCGCGGAGCATACCGAGTACGGAGTGTCGAAGATCACCATGGCGAAGTCCACGGGCACGCCCCACCCCTTGACCCACTTCATTGCCCACTCAACCCACTCGAGTCGTCGCAGTGCGCTGTAGTTCGTCGCATCCACGATCACCGACTCGTGGCCGGACAGACAAAGCGCTGAGACCATGGTTCGGACAATGCCCCATACCGTGGTCTCCAGTTCGTCGACGAACCGTTTCCCGTGTAGCGCCAGGCGCACCGAGTCAGGGCTCACGATGGGGTGACCCTGTTGTCGCGCCCACGTGCTCTTTCCGCTGTACGGAAGGCCTACGGTAAGAACAAGCCGTCGCTTCCCGGTCGGATGGTTCTTCACTCTCTCAGCTCCCCACGCCGAGGTTCGCGTTGCCGCCCCCGGCCGTGCGCAGGAGGTTTCGGTTCCCGGCCAGAAGGCGCTGGAGGGCCGCCCTTTTGCGACGCTCCTCGGTCGCTGCGGCTTCCTCGGCGGAGGTGTCCACCGTGGGCATATCGACCCAGTTCTTCGGACCCTTCTGAAACCCCTTGTCCACGCGCTCGCCTGCGTTGGCGAGCTTTTCCAGCGACGAGCCCCCCAGACCTCGGGGCATGGTCCCCGCCGTAAGGCGCATGGGATTGGTGACCCCCCGCATGGACGCGCTCAGCGGATTCTTGCGAATGTCCTTCAAGCCGAGCCCGCCAAACGCCTTCTTTCCGAGCTTCTTGACGCTCTTCGCCATCTCACACGCTCCTTGCCCACGCGGTTTCGAGCCGCTTATAGCCCCAGCGCCGGAAAAGCCGCCCCATCGGTCGCTCCAGCCGCTCGGGTCCGGGAGTCGCCACCTGCACCACCGTCGCGCCGGTCGCCCGCGCCCAGGCCTCGAAGGCCTCCAGGAGGCGGCGCCCGACGCCGTAGGAGCGCGCCCACGGGTCGGACCAGAACCACAGCTCCTGCGCGATCACGTCAGCACGGCGCAGATACCAGGGGAAGAGGAGCCCCGCCACACACCCGCACACGCGCCCGTCCAGATCCGCGACGGCCACGAAACCGGACTCGTACTCCAAGAGCTCGGCCAGCGTCTCCCACAGGTCCCCCAGGTCGAACCCGAGCCCGTGGCGGTCGCACTCGGCGAAAGCGTGGAAGTCCCGGGCCATGCGCGCCACCTCGTCCAGGTCGCTCTCGCGCAGCTCGCGGATGAGAAGATCCGCCGGGCCTCTGCCCAGCGTCGCCGCCGCTTCCGTCATGGGCTCCACTCCGAGTTCGCCACCCAGCCGCCCTGCTGTCCCCAGCCCTGCGCAGACTGGGCATTGGCCGGAGGGGTCCATCCAAGCGCCCCCGTCTGCATCGCGTCGAAACCGTGAATCGCCCAGTCGTGCAGCGGGCGGTCCTTGTACCGGCCTGTCTTGTCATCCCACTCCCGGCGGAAGTTGTCGAGAGATTTGATCAGCGGCGCGCAGTTCTCCTGGTCGAAGGCGCACTCGTAGAGGAATTTCCGCACCGCCGCCACGCCGATCCGCACCTTGTCCTGAGGCCGGGGGACGGTGATCACCGGGCGGATCCCGAGCTCGAGGAGCTCCTGCTTTCGCTTCGTGCCCTTCTTGTTCAGCAGCCGCTGCTCCACGTCGTGAGGGAGGAAGTGCCGGCCGTAGTGGTAGGGCTTGCGCCGGAGCAGCTCGGCGTAGTGCTCGAAGCCGTACCCGGAATCCTCCTCGTAGTCGATCAGGCGATGCTCGAACCCGGTCCACTGGTGGAACACGATCGTCATGGCGTCGTCCATGCCGAGGTCCCAGAAGGTGTCCACCGGGACGTTCGGCACCCACGGCACGCGGCCCACCCGCCCGTTCTTCCGGAGCCAGGCCATCTGCGTGGCGAGGTAGGCCCCGACCACGGCCGACTCGAAGGCCTCCTTCCAGGTCGCCGGATACTCCCGGCGCATGTCCCCCCCGGAACCCTCCCGTTCCATGAGCTCGTACTTCTTCGCGTACCACGCCCGCTGCTCGGCGCTTAGCGTGATCCCCAGCTCCTTCTCCGCGCCCGCGAAGTACTCGGCCAGTTCCTTGGTGATCACCACGCCGGTCGGGCGCAGCTTGTAGCTGGGGTGCTGCCACCAGGCGAAGAAGAAGGGCTTGAAGTCGAGTTCCGAGAGGCCGGCCCCCTGGAGCTCCCGGTTGAACGCGGTCTCGCAGTAGCGGAAGAAGTAGCCTTCCGAGCCCTCGGCCGTGCTCTCCACGCTGATGATCTGCCCCACGTGGACGGTGTTGAAGGCGCCGGTGACGATCTCCCGGGCCCGCTCCGGGTACTTGGCGCAGATCTTTCCGAACTCGGAGACGTGGAGGAAGTTGAGCGTCCCGGAGCGCATCGAGGTTCCGACGCGGATCGACGAGTTGTTGTCGAAGCTCAGTTGGTTCGTTCGGTCCTGGTCGGCCCCGGGGAAGAGCGCGCGGGCCCACTCGGGCTGCTCGCCGAGGTTGCCGTACTCGTCGAGATCGCAGCCCAGGTGCTCGTACGGGTACTTCACCTTGTCACGAAAGAACGCCATCGCGTCGTCCAGGTTGTGGGCGATGATCCCGGCGCGCTTGTTGGGATTGAAGAGGCACAGATCCAAAGCGTAGATGCAGAAGAACGTCGTGATGCCGACCTGGCGGGCCTTGAGGATCAGGTTCAGATAGTGCAGGCCGTAGAAAAGGAGTTTCTGCGCCCAGTTCATGGTGAACTTGTAGGGCTTGCCCTCCGGGTCGATGCACCAATACAGGTTATTGAGCCGCCAGAGCTGGTCCGAAAGTAGCTCGTGAACCTCTTCCGCCTCAGTCATCGGCTTCCTGCGGATACCGCTCAGACGGGAGTCCCGAGCTGTCGCGAAGTCCATGCATGACTTGACGGAGCGTGAGGTTCCCGGTCACTTCGTGCCGCTCCCTGTACTTCTCCGGCTGCAGGGCCTTGAGCCGGAACATCAGCAAGTTATCAGAGTACTTGCGCACGAACCCGCAGACCTCGCCGCGATGGAAGACAGGCTCTTCCACGCCGTGCAGTGCTCTGCGGTCTGCCTCGGCAGCCAGTGCCGCCGCCTGGGCTTGTTCGCCCTCGTCCGCCGCTTCTTCCCAGGCCGCAGCGAACTCTGGGTCCTGTGCCCGGTGCGCGTACAGCGTCGAGACGCCGACGCCCACGCGCCCGGCCGACTGGATCGCGTGGCCGTCTTTGCGCAGCTCTTCCAGAAACCGGTTCTTTTTTCGCGTCTGAAGCTTCCTACCTCTCATCCCTCCTCCCCTACGACATTTGCGAGAGGTTGTCGAGTTTCCCGTTGCTCGTCCGTCCACCGCATCGCCGCGCGCACCGCCTCCCGGCACCAGTCAACGTCCAGGTCCAGAATCTCCGCGATCCCCTCGAAGGCCGCTCCCATCAGCCACGAAAGAGCCTGCTCCTTTCGCCCCTCGCCAAAATCCTTACGCGCCGATGGGTTCAGCACACAGCACACCGCGTCCGTGGTCACCGCCAGCCAGAGCCTCCCCTCCGGGTGTTCCTGGAGCGAGGCGTGCGTTCTCAACTGCCGACAGATCCAGTCCGCCGCTTGCATGCGGTGCCGGCGTCGGATCGGGCCGAGGCGGGTTCCGGGGTCCATCAGTCGCTTGAGGACTTCCCGCGGCGAAGCGTCGTCCGCTTCTTCCTCTCCACCGCCCACTCCCGGTAAACCGTGCACTGTTCGAAGAGGACCTCTCTCTCCGGCCCGTGGGGATGCGTGCCGATCATCCCGAGCATCGGCGAGCGGCACGGCCAGCGCTCCCGGTCGTTAGACTCCGGATTCCAACGCTCCGGACGGCAGTGCGAACACCCCAGGTCTTCGCGGCGCTGACGAAGAAACTCCTGGGCCTCTCGTAGGTCGTTCTCGTCGTGGATGATCCTACCCATCGAGGAACCCCCTCTCCCTCATTCGCTGCCGCGCCGCCTCTAGCTTCTCCATGAGCTGGGGGCTGGCCCTCGCCCGTTCCGCGTTGTGCTCCCGCCTGGCCGCTTGCAGGTAGCTCTCGAACTTCGTCCCGAAGAGCGTGGCCGGTCGGACGTACTGCACCATCTCCTCGTCCGTGCCCCACCGCGCCCAGCGGTCTTCGATCACCGTGCGGAAGTCCTCCAGGCGGTGCCCCTCGTTCCACCGAGCCCGGATCGCTCGCTTTGTCGCCGCGGTGACAGCCCGAAAGTTGGTTCCCGCCGTCTCGTTCAGGAGGGCAACGATTTTCGCGAAGGGAACGCCGTTGTCCTTGAGGGCGGAGCCATCCGGCGGCGAATCGTCGAGACCACCGTCTCGACAAGAGTCCGAAGGACTCTCTTCTTTTGACTTTGGTAAGGTACGGTAAGGTACGGGGTTGAAC